GAAATAGTGATAAGTATGCGCGTAACGTTTTTAACACCAACCCTACCCTTACTAACCCTTCTGTAACTAATTCGGATAACATAGAAACATATTGGTTAGGAGAGACTTTCGAAAAATCTGTAACTGACGATATCATAGACGCGTCGACGAATCTGACTTATGGTGGCAATGATTACTTTGGGTTTATTACAGGCCTCGCAGAGGACGCTGGCACTCCTGAGTGGGGCGACCGTCGCGAAGCGGCGTCAGTTTCGAAGACAGGCTGGTTTATTTCACAGGACTTGCGAACCTCCGCTGATCAAGGGTTTAGCCCGAACAACAGAGACCATACTAAAAAACTCTTTAGAGTTAAAAGTTTGGATGATGGCGGATGGGCCAACAGCAACGTTAAGATTTCAATTCAAGATATTAAAGCATCGACAAGCAAAGATAATCCTTATGGAACATTTAGCATTCTAGTAAGACATGCTAGAGACAATGATGGCTCGATTAGAGTACTAGAAAGATTCACTGGTTTGAGCCTTAACCCAAATTCTGTCAACTATGTTGCGAAGAGAGTTGGTGACGCTTATGTTACTTGGGATGAAACAGAAAAAAGGTATGTTGATAAAGGAAACTACTCAAATAATTCTAAATTTATTTATGTAGAAATAGAATCAGAAGTAGATTCTGGCCAAGCTGATGCGGCGCTGCTTCCATTCGGTGTATACGGCCCTCCAAGAGTAAAGGGCTTCAGTGTCACTAGTGACACGACCGAAATTGCTGGTGTTGGCCAGCTAAGAGATCCGCATTCGGTACATGCTAACCCATTTGTCGAGGACACGAACTTCGGTTCTTGGGCAGCAGACTCTGGCTCATACTGGCTCGTCTCCGAGTTAAGTGGAGCTGCTTCACCACCAAACACTAACCTTAAATTTACTTGTTCATTTACTTTCCCGACATTCGCATTGCGATCTGGTAGTGATGATCCTACGATATCTAGTCCAAAGTCAGCGTATTTTGGTTTTGATTCTAGACAAAGTAAAGCTGCAGTACAATATGAAAAAAGTAATGGTGATATTGCCCGGGACTTGCCGAAGGACATCGCCGCCACTTCATACGATGAGACTGGTTTGGAGAGTTGGATTTTCACACTCGATGATTTGACATATGATGGCACAAATGCCACATACGTGTCCGGCAGCCGTGACGGTAACTACTCGTTAACTGCACACTCTGGCTCTTGGCAGAGCGCGCTGGACAAGGGCTTCGACAAATTTACTTCCCCAATGTGGGGTGGTCAAGACGGCCTAAATATTCTAGAACCAGACCCATTTAATAATACAGATATGGACGGCGCAACTGAAAAGGGGAACTCTCCTTTCTATTCGGTGAAAAAAGCTATTGATTCAGTTTCTGATCCGGAAGTGTCAGAGTTCAACTTAGCATCCATTCCCGGAATATGGGATGAAGCTTTAACTGGCCATCTAATCAATACATGCGAAGACCGCGGCGACGCGCTAGCCGTTATTGACTTGAAGACAGGATATAAGACTCGTTATGAAGGTAAAGCAGAAGCTTTAGGCACTGTTGATACCGCAGTTTCCAACTTAAAGGACCGCGGATTGAATAGCAGTTACGGCTGCGCCTATTACCCATGGATACAAATCCGAGATAATATCAACGGTTCGATATTGTGGGTTCCGCCATCGATCGCGGCACTGGGCACGTTCTCTAGCTCTGAGAGACTCTCAGAACTTTGGTTTGCACCCGCAGGATTCACGCGAGGCGGCCTTACAGAAGGTTCCGCGGGCGTACCAGTGGTTAATGTCCGTGAACGCCTTACAAGCAAGAATAGAGACAAGCTATACGAGGCTAATATCAACCCGATTGCTACATTCCCTGCGGAAGGCATTGTAATGTTTGGTCAAAAGACCTTGCAAGTCACCGAATCGGCCTTGGATAGAATTAATGTTAGAAGATTACTAATTTATACTAAGAAAGAAATCTCTAGGGTTTCGGCTACAACACTCTTTGAACAGAATGTGAGGCAAACCTGGGCTAACTTCTTAGGCAGAGTAATTCCGTTCCTTGACGATGTAAAATCAAGAATGGGCCTAACAGATTATAAAGTAGTACTAGATGAATCGACAACTACTGCGGATCTTATTGATAGAAATATTTTATACGCCAAGATTTATCTAAAACCAGCTCGTGCTATCGAGTTTATTGCTCTGGACTTTGTTATCACAAATACCGGTGCAGCTTTTGAGGATTAAAAAAGAAAAAACAATATTATAACCTATTTAAAATATAGGCTATAATTTCGGAGGAATTAATAATGGCAGATCCACCCAAAGCAGCAAATTTCAGATTCTGGTCTGGCGGAGCAGTTGAACCAAAGAGACAGTATAAGTTTTTGGTTACAATTCCAAACTTTCAGCCGTTTCTGGTTACAAAATGTTCAAGGCCTTCCTTGAAAATTGGCGAGACAAGCCATAAATTCCTCAATCATACCTTTTGGTATCCAGGCACCGTAGAGTGGAACACAGTAGCAGTGACTTTTGTGGATCCCGGCGATGGCGGAGGCCCCGAAAGCGATGTTACTCACTTGTTATATAATAAACTCTTAGAGTCTGGCTATAGATCTCCCGACCAGTATCCCGGGAACATTGAGAGAAACACAATTGGCAAAGGCCTGGCGACTAAAGCTTTTGATCAGATCAAAATTCAAACATTAAGAACAAAATCAACAGAGGGCAGCAATCTTAACAGTCTCACTGATATTGCCGAGACGTGGACGCTTAAAAATGCGTGGGCCACAGATGTAAAATGGGGTGATTTAGATTACAGTGGTGATGCTTTGTTACAATTAGATGTAACATTTCGTTACGACTATGCTAAACTGCATGTACATGGCAACGCCACTGCAGTAAGCGAAAACTAATAGTCTTTTAATAACGAGGTAAAAATGACAGTTCGAAATAATGAAGACCGCCTCGGCGTAACAAACGCCGGCGCTGGTACTCCGATTCCGGAAGTCCTTCAACAGTTTCAACAACAGGAAGAAGCACCCTTTGCTTTTCCAACTCCAACAGAGTTTGTTGATCTGCCGTCACAGGGCAAATTCTATCCATCCGGGCATACACTACATAATGTTGATAGTATAGAAATTAGGTTTATGACCGCGAAAGACGAGGATATCCTTACATCTCAATCTTTGTTGAGAAAAGGAATTGCTTTAGATAGATTTTTACAAAATGTACTCGTCGATAAGAATATCAAATTAGATGATATGTTAATCGGAGATAAAAACGCGTTAATTGTAAAGTCTAGAATTACTGGCTACGGGCCGGAATATGTAACTAGTGTTTCTTGTCCCGCTTGTGGGTCAAACCAAGAATATCAATTTGATTTAGAAGAAACAAATTTAGTAACAGCTTCTGATTTATCGGATAACGGTGTGAACTTACAAAGTGATGGTACTATTCTTTTTGAATTACCAGTTACGAAAGCTGCCGTTAAAGTTAGAATGATGACGGGCCGCGATGAAAAGAACTTGGTGAAAAAACAAAATTTAAATAAGAAAGTTAAATTACCAGAGTCTTCGCTGACAGATCAGTTAAAACTGGTTATTGTTTCTATCAATGACAGAACAGAAAAACATTTAATTGAACAGTTTGTTGATTCAATGCCGGCAAAAGATTCTAGATACTTGAGAGTCAATTATGCCAAAAGCTTGCCAACATTAGATTTGGCTCAGAACTTTACATGCACAGAATGTGATCATGCACAGGAAATGGAGGTGCCGTTTACGACGGACTTTTTTTGGCCTAGATGACACATACATCCAACAAGTATATGAACAGATCTTTATTCTAAAATATCATGGCGGCTGGAGCTTTACAGAAGCATATAGTTTGCCGACTATGATTCGCAATTGGTATGTTCGAAGACTACAACAACAATTTGATATGGAGAAAGAAGCTATGGAACAAGCTCAAACAAACTCCAATTCAAAGAAACCTTAAGGGATCGTAAGA